CTATAGTAGTGCTAGTTACTATAGTAGTGCTAGTTACTATAGTAGTGCTAGTTAAACGCACTGTTTATGCAGGCTGGAAGTGCTACTACGTGAACAAAGTAGCTCGTATACTTTATAAATTAAATAGTTATGCCCTAACAGTTAAACCATTAGGGCATAAAAACTTAATGTTCTACATTAAGGATTAACTCACTTCTTTCAATTTAGGGTACTTCTTGAGCATGAAATCTTTGCGTTTGTCGCCATCTTTTAGCTGTAAGAACTGTGAAATTATGTTCGCACTCAACCCAGTTGCCGCTGCCCACTGGTAAATAGGAAACGAACTCGGCGTGTCTTTAGTGAACCACATTACGGGTTGATCGGAGGTTCCAATATCACCTACAAACTCCTTCAACTGTGTTCTATTTTCAATAACACGCCCATCAGAAGTTATAACATCTTCTCCATTCATAACGGATTGTTTTGCTTGTTCAAAATTTAATTTTTTGCCATAAGCATCCTCAAATATTGAATCTAGTTTTATAATATCCGAACTAACCCCAAACTCCCCTTTCCCATGCTGTTTATGTAGTGCCGTCTGGTGCTTCGTCAATATACTCAGTCCACTCGTCGTTGATTAGCTCTCGACGTATCTCTTTTCCATCTCTCAGAACCCCGCCTTCTACATCAACATAACCACTTACTATGGGGTTTTCCCCAACCTCTGTGTGGACAGCATCACGAGCATCCCAATAATACTTATCCCCATGATTAGTTTCAACAAATCTCAGAACAAACCCTTCCGATAGACCTTCGTCTATACCAAGTGCGTGATTATAATCAGGGTTAAATTTTTTACGATTTGCTAAAACCTCTTTGAAAAATGCTTTTGTTTGCATCGGTGTTGGATTTTTCACAAGACTCGTCGCATCGCCCCGGGAAGTTTTGAATTCAATCAGTTTTGAAAATGGTACAGATTTCACAGGACTAATGTCGGTTCTGTGTTTATATAGTATTCCAGCCATCAGTGGTAAAGCCATCATTTTCTTCTGTGTCTCTTCATCACTCGACAAGAATTTAGCGAGTAAAGCAGCAGGAACACCGTACTGGAGTGCGACTTTACCTATCCCTTTTACACCTCCGCCTGCTTTTTGTACTTCGTATTTTATGCGATAAGCAGGATCTAACCCAGTGGCACCTGAACTCTGTCCTGTGGAAGTTGTCTTCATTTTAGGGTCTAGGGCTACATCAAATCCGAGAGGTTTAAGACTTTTCACAGTGCTAAGCGCAGCTTCTGACGTACCAAAACCATCGCCCTGTAAGTCTTTTCCTGCTTTGTGTGCCATTTCTGATGCTGTCGTGTACAGGTGCGTTCCTATTTTGTTCCTCTGGAGTACATCCGGCACATACATACCGCTCATGTGGTATTCCCCAGTATTAGGATCTATCGCGAATGTAGCACCGGCGCGGGTCTTACCGTTAGGGTCAATAATTACACTCTTACCGCCATTCTCTAGGCGAACCATAACTGGTTTACCTTGAGCGTCAACAATTCCTAGAGTTACGTTGTTGCCGTCTTTTATTCCTTTGAACTGCATACCTTGCTCAGCTAGTGCTTTGCTTGCAGTCTCCTTAACAGCGAGTCTGTTTGCCGCATGTTCTTTACTGACCATCTTCATCATCCCAGCCATTACTGGTAGGGCTAGCATACGCTTCTTTGTTTCCTCGTCGCCGCTTAAATACATCGCTATAGCAGCCACTGGTACGCCGTATTTAGCCGCTGTTTTAGCTACCCCTGCTGCGCCCTTACCTTGTTTTGCAACGGTGCTCTCGACGGTCGGTGGACGTGTAGCATCAAGCATACTTTCTATCTCAGTAGTTGGGAAACCCGCTTCACGCAGACCAGCTCTTGCAGCGTTCAAGTCTAAGGGTTCACCTGTCTGAGGGCCGCGTAGCGTTCGTGTCTGTCCATAGTCACTGGGAGCTTCTGTGAGCGTTTGACCAGCACCACCAGTTTCACTTGTTATAGGTCCAGGTTTAGGCGGTCCACCAGCACGAAACTGTTGCCCTGATTGCTCTATTTGTCTTGGAGTAACCCCAGTTTCACCTTGTGGTGCGATGTCTCTCAGTGACGGATCATACTCAGCAGGACCTCGTGCTTCACCACGTTCGATCATTGTTTCTGTAGGATCTACAGATCTATTTGGTTCCATATCTTCTGGTCTTGATAACAGTGACTGAGGCGGTCTAGGCTCAGGTACTTTTGGCTCTTCTCTGAGTTTTGCCGCTTTTTCAAGCATTGTGCGTATCTGATTATTTGGATCATTCTTGAACTTGCGATAAGCTTTTGATGCCAGACTTCCAATACCTTTTGCTGTTGATGCAAGACTACCTGTCGCTAGACCATACGCAAGTTGGCCCACAGCATAATCACCAATTAATGATGGATTAACCGGCGGTAACTTGGCTGTTTTACTGAGTAGCTTTCCAGCACGATTTCTCTGCTCTAGCAATGCTCCCATATCTTTGCGTAATTCAGAGAAAGCATCATTTTTGTCTTTTGTAAGAAGCTCATCCAGTAACTGTCTGCGTAACGAAGCTTCACGCATCATAGCACCTTTTGTTGAACCCGCTATAGGTAACGCAGACCCTGACTGAAGGTCTTTGTTCAGCGTAGTCAAGTCTTCTAAAGCACCTTCTAAACTGTAATTTGCACCCTTTTTACGCAGACTTTCAATCTCTTTATTAGCGAGATTGATTATGTCTTGCCCTTTAGTACCTTTACCAGCTTTCTTAATTTCATTCAACCAGAAGCGAACCAGCGGCAATGTAGTTTGTGCTAACCCTTCACCACCAGCTTCTTTTATCCTGCGATCCTGTTCGCGCAACGTCTTGTTTATACCGTTTTCAGTAGCTTCATATAACGTGTGAGCTTCTAACTCAGTTGGTTTTAGTTGCTCACCAAACTCATTTCTGGGTAGTATATCTAGGTTGCGGAAAATATAATCAATACCTCGCGATTCTTTTGCATCGTAAGCGGCTTTTTGAGGCCCAGTAACATTGTCTTTTGCTGTGCGAGGCATTACTCGTTGCATCGTGTCAGCAACAGTTTTCGTGAATTTAGCGGCGTCTGGTTTGGTTGCAAAGACATAATCAGACAGTTTCTTTGCGCCTTTACCGATACCTTTTCCCGCTTTGATATTACCTTCAAGTATCATTGCAGAAGCAACAGGATCTTCTTCCCACGCTTTTCGGAACTCGTCAAAGTCCATGTTGGGTTTACCTGATTTATACATTTCATATAAATCAGCAGCACCAACCGGAGCAGCTACTCCGTGAAGTAATGAACCTGCAAACTTGGACAATGCTTCAGGGTCTTTACCCGAAGATACTCCCATTAATGCAGTTGTAGCGTCTTTCGCCATAGTGAATGGAAACGCAACAGCACCACTCAGTTGATCTTCAAGAGTACCTTCTGAGAAAGACTTTTGTACACCTTTGAATGGGGCCGCAGCAATGTTAGCTATTTTACCAACAGTGCGTGGCTCTTCGGTTAGCGGTTTTCCTCTCCAGTCCGTTTGCTCGTGTCCTAATAAACGATTAGTAGTTTTTTCTGGGTGTACTGGGTCAATATATGGTCCACGCAATTCTGTTGTTAATTGCGAAACAATTGGAATGCCTCCTAAAATTTCTTGCATCGGTTTTCTAGGCGCTTGTTCGCGTATAAACTGATTCAACTTTTCGCGATAATCGGGATATGTTGTTCCTTTTGAAGGGTCAAATTGTGTCCCGTATGTCTTTTTCTTGCTTGCTTTCGCAGTCTTTGGCGCTTCACTGAGCGGTGTTTCTGGGGGAACGAATTGATTAAACTTTTTTGTGCCGCTTGTACGTTTACCTGTTTCGGTATCTATTGTCTGTAAGGCAGCATCTTCTGGTATGGTATCCCACCCAGTAGCTCCTGTGATGGTATAGCGAGACTGATCTAAACTGCTACGAGGGGTAATAGGATCTAACCACGTAGGTGCATCAGTTTGCTTAGTTTCTATTGGTTCGAGCCAAGAAGGTGTCGCCATTATTTAGCCCTCGTGCCGTCTTCGTAATAGTATTCCTTTCCGGCCTTGTACACGGACTTTCCATTCCGGTTATCCTTCCCGGCAAGCGTAGCTCCTGGTGGCAGTTTTGGGTTTACTGGTGGTCCTGCTCTTCTTTGACCGACACGAGCAGAAGAAATGTCCCTCTGTTTTTCAAGAGCTTTTATTCTGTTATCACCCTCTAATCGTGTCGCATCCATCAACTTTAACATCTCGCTAACAGGCATATTATCATCGTGAATTCTCTTCATCGACGTTCTTGCACCTTCAGCAACAGCCGCAACCGACCCCGCGCCGCCTGCCTGCAACTTGGCATTCTCAGTTGATATTGCGGAAGTCAACATATCGTAAATATTAATATCAGCATCACCTACTAACATCTGGTTAAACTTACGAACTCCCATATTCATTACACGGTTTCTGTCAAGATTGTGACGTTTTGCCATATCATCAATATGGCGTTTTAACTGGTCAATGTTGTTATCAATCGTACTAATAAACGACTGGGATGCATCAAGCTGCTTTGTGATGAACGCTTGTGATGCTGACCCTGCTTTAACATCAGCTATCTTTTGCCCAGGAGAACGAGGGTCGCCTTGATATGTCTCACCTACAGCAACGGCGTCCTTTGATGGGATAACGACACCTGTGTAGGGTTTCTTATTTCCAGCGTTGTCAAACGTGTACGCGGGTCCGCCTCTTCTGCTGTAAAATACAGATTCACCAGTTTCAGTTGTGCCTGCTCTGGTTTGAGATTCAAATCCGCCTCTACCACTTGATTTTGGGTCTTGTTTCAAATCACCTTTGGCAATCTCTTCTCCATCAGCATTCCAGTAAGTTCCATCTGCGTGTTGTACTACAGGCTGCCCGTCGGTATCTGTCCACCCTTTGAGCAATGTGATCTTGCCTTTAGGCGTGTAATCAGTGACTGTAAACCCTTTGTCTTTTGTACGAGATATGGTTTTTCTACCTGAGGCGGCTTTTACAAGGTCTTTTTCATAAGGTGTTTTTGCCATGCCTTCAGCTATTTTTCGCTCGGTATGATCGTCTAAGTTCAAGTTCCCTGAGCCGTACCCGTTACCCGTAAACTTCGTGTCTCTGTAAATATCAGCATACTGCTTTACAATAGGATTGCCTGTCTTTTGATACATTTCATCGAGTCGACCGACTATTGCCTTAACACCTTTCTCTTCTGGATCACCAGTCTCCATCAGCTGTTTTAACGGTTCAGCGTAAGGTGTCAGCATCTGCTGTGCTTGAGCACGCTGTTGTTGTTGCCAGAACTGTTGAGCACGTAACCCAGCCATTGTCGTGGGTTCAGGCACTTCGGGTTGAACTAGCTTATTGACAGATTGTGTTTTACTGGTACCGGGTTCATCAGGAGCTTGGTAATCGTCACCTTGAATAGACTTCTTAGCTTGTTCAACGGGACTAGCAGACACAGGAGGGTACTGTGCTGTAATCTCTTCTTGACTCAGCGGAGTATTCACGTCTTCGCTAATCATACGAGGCTTGAAGTTAGCAGGGTTCTGTCTGAGCAACTCTTGACGATACGCCATTTCTTCTTGTGCTTGCTGTTGTGCCTGTTGCATAGCAAAGGCGTTGCGAGCTATGTTCTGTTGCTCAAGTTTTATTTGTCCGGGTTGATACCATTCAGACATGATTTACCCCCACCCATAACCAGGATCTTGATACGCGGTTGTATCTACAACAGGGGCTGCGCTAGCGGGAGGTCCATAAGGATCGGCACCTCCAGAAGATACTGCGGCAGCATACGGATCATAGCCGCCGCCTTGATGAGCAAAGTAGTTAGCAAGTTGACCACCGCTATTCGCAAGATTTGCACTCGCAGCACTACGCCCAGCCTGCGCTCCCATTTGCCCAGCACCTATCGCATTCGCCCCGTACATGCCCAAATTACCCATTGTGTTAGCGTACTGACCACCATAGTCAATAACCTGTTTAGCAGGTTCAGGTGATGCCATACCAACTAGCATATTGTAATCATTAAGCCAGTTACCTCTGCCCTGTTGATACGCGGCAGGTAGTGCTTGCCCGAAGGTCTTCTGAGCATTCTGTAACAGTGCATTCTGCGTAGCTGGATTACCAAAAGCACCAGACGCAGCGGCTTGCGCCTCTATACCCTGATTCTGTTGCCCGATAGAACTATTTAGTGCCTGCATCTGGAGTGCGTACTCAGGTGAGTTCTGGAACTGTTGCATCGTATAACCTTGATTAGGGTCAAACTTTGCTCCTGAAGCGGTCTGTTGCATCAGTTGCTGCTCTTTCATTTGCCCAGCCTGAACCCATGGGTCCATTTTCTGACGAGCATAGTCATACTGTTGCTGTTGCAAGCCCATTGCATTCGCGGCACTCTGTTGCTGCATCTGAGCAGCAAACTTGCTGCCTGTAGGGTCATCGCTCATGGCGTTAGCCCAGCTATTTGGATCGAGAAAGCCCATATTATACCTCCAGTTTTTTATACATTTGAATCGCTAATGGTGCGTATCCTTCTTTTTCCATCATTCGACCGACTGCTGGGTAACGCACGTCATACTGGAAAAACATCGCTTTTACACCGATTGATCTGCAAAAGACCTCCGAGGTCTTTTGCAACTTCTTCATTATTCTCAGCCTCCCAGTTGCACATAGAGAAGGCAGCGCATGAAACACAATCTCGGAGGCTATCAAGTGGTTGTCGTAATATTGGCTCGTGTTGCTCAGACACCATACCGTAACCCCCACAAGAACAGAATGCTCCCAAGCAGTAAGAATGAACTTGCTACGATCACCAATTCCGTTAGCATAATTACGTAACCCCGCTTCATATTCAAATTTGTAGCCAGTTGCGTCGAAATCCATTTCGGAGTAACACTCTTTACTAAACTCAATCAGCGCAAGTTCATCACCAGGAACTGCTCTGCGTATTAGCACTTGCAACCACCATAAAAGCCCTTGTCTATGCCTTCGTTTATTACTATCGCGTGAGGGACACTGTAGGGCTTACCGTCATTTGCTAACATAAACGGTCCACGATTCAAGTAACCCAAGTCAAGTGACCTGATATTTGCGGCGCACACTGTAACAACCTGAGAACCGTTAATAACGAAATTCTGATTGTAGATATTGTCGACATCTTTCTGGAAACTGTAATGTATTTCAACGCCCATCAAATTACACACAGTATATAAGTTTTTAACGAGGTCTGACAAGTACCATTTGCTACCAGGTGTTGTTGCTCCCCACGCATCAAAGCACACAGTACGAATACGAAAAGCCGCTGTTACGTCTTTCCATTCTACTATGAAGCGCACACAGTCAGCAAGCACTTCTTGTAATGCGTGATGCGATGTCTCAAGTGACTTGTAGCCGCTGGTATCAACATTCATCATAATACACGACTGCTTAATGCCTTCCGCCCTCATACGCTCTAATACACGTATCTGGGTCTCTCTTACTCCCGGGGGCGAGATATTAGCTGGGTGAATAGACATTTCAGCACCGAGATACTTTTCGCCATCTTGCATGAACCCATACGCTGTTTTTGTAGTCTCCCAGAATAGTGGGTCTGCAAAGCGCACACCATTTGTTAGCTGAGATAGAAACACCTTTTGCTCTTTGCACCACTTGCCTGCTTCTTCGTAGTGCTCCCACACAGTAGGGTCGCCACCACTGATAATGAATTGCTTGAAGCGACCTTTCCATACAGTAATCAGATTCTTGAACTGATCTAGCGGCATGTTCCACTTGTTCTTTACTGGATAATAGCAGTGTTTGCACTTTATGTTACAAGCATCTGTGACGTTGATAATCAGCACAGTGTAATAGTTTATTCGGTCGTAACTGTTGAACTTGTCGTAGAACTCGTAATCTGCTTCCAATTGGCCTCTCTGTAAACCATGCTCTGAGCACAGTTTATAGATCATCGGTACTACATCACATCGGCTACCCTCTGCAAACGGGTTAGCGACTGCTGGTATCTCCCTATAGCATTCATTACATAGTGCGGTTGTGTTGTTCACTGAATACCTTTCTAAGCAGTTACGCTTTTTACAACAGAGAAATTAAACACGAATGAATCTGATAAACTGCCTCCGGATATGTTTTTAATAGCAACATAGAAAACTCCGGTTTGTACAAGATAAACCCACGTATTGTATGATACGCTGTTGAAACTCTGAGTCACTATTATTGAATCTGTTGAAACTACAAACGAATTGAGGATGGGGATAGTTACTATAGATCCAGCACCAAGGGCATCATTAAAAGTGGTTATTTGCCCAGTAGGTTTATTTAGTGTAACTATGTTTGCTTTACTTGTTGTTTGTGTTACCGCGCCTCCTGCCCCTGTGCTATAACCAATCCTAGCACCGCTAGAGGTCACTTCCCCTGTTGCAGACACCGCCCCAGACACAGTAAGAGCCGCTGTGCTAAACGCCTGACTCGCCGAACCCGCTATTTGAGCATATATAGTGTCAAAATAGGTCTTGAAAAAAGCCTTTACGTTGGTATATGTTGTTCTGAGTGTCCCGGTTACAGCACGAATTGAAATCACTTCGTCCGTATTAACCGGTGTTGGGTCTGAGGTAGCTGTTGTTAGAACAGGTTCAAAAGCTCCAGATAACGTTGTAGCTGCTGATTGTCTAGTGGTCGTCAACACATCAACTTGCGTGAAATCCCAGTCACCGCCTTGATACCTTATGATAACCCTCGCAATAAACACAAATTCTGTGAAGACTGAAGTGAGTGTTCCAAGATTAAGCGCCGCTGGTGTTAGAGATTGCTCAGACGCCAGACTACCGTTTGTTTGCCCTTGCACCCAAAAGAATCGATAATTTTGACTGTCGGCATCTGCGCCAGTCGGGGACGCAACAAGCCATATACTCATGTAACTATTGTTCGCCATGAGCGTCTGCACCCAGTTAGGGGTTGAGAACTTATTATAGTATGGGTTACTAGCAAGCACCGGCACGATTTCCGCCGCTGCAAGAGTAAAAGTGTTAATTCCTGTTGAAGTTAAATACTGTTGTGTGTATGATCCCGCACTCAGAGATGTAATTGTCGTTAGAATATCTTCATCGTGCACCACACACGCTGTTGCTGTAGGTCTACGATTTGCTACTATAGTTGATGCTAAAACATAAGAACCTAATACTCCGCCTGATTCTTTGTACGTCCCAATAGTTCGATGGAACTCTTCATGAGCAGGCCACTGTAATGTGCTATGAACCTCTCTAAGTGCAAACTTATTTGAGGCATCGGTGTAGACATACGCAACCATCAACCCGTCGAACGTCCACGGTGTGGTAGTCCACGTAAAGGTCACCCCGTCAGTTGACCACAAGAAATAAGACCCTAGTGTTGCCGAGTGTGCTGTGGACACGAATGACGTGAGGGTAGTCTTGACACCGCGCCAGTAATATGAAAGCGTACCAGTTAGCGTTACAATACGAGTGGTTTTATTATACGACACAGTGATTGCTGTAGGATCAACCCATCCTGTCGGGGCTTTAGTATCCAGATAGATTGAGTCTACCGCAGTCGTGTTTCGTACATAACCTATGCTAGATTGCTGAAGTGCCATTAGGTACGTTCAACGCCACTGATGTTCAGCGCAACGAGAGCACCGGTGCTTGCTTTAGCCTGGATAAAGTCACCAACATTCATCACGCGGGTTCGACCAAATATTTTAGTCTCATTTGGTTGTAGTGTGACCGCAAATAATTCAGTGTTGGCAACTCCCGGAGAACCCGCTGTAGGTATAATATACATTGTCACGGTCTCTGGGTTTGTAGACGTGTTGCAAAGCACGATCTCTTTGATAATTGATTTGACTACTGTGCTTGGGGCAGTGTAGTACGTCACCGCAGAAACAGTAAGCGCACTGCCAGCAACAAATGATCTTTCATTATAAGCCATGTTAAACTCCTTGTGAATTCCAGAATAGTGTATCCAGACCGCTTACATCAGTTGTTGTAGCTGATGCCACAGATAAGGTAAATGGGTAGAGAAGCGTTGCATTCTCGGATGTGGTTGTTGTAGATACTGTAGTATTTAAATCTGTGACTGGGAAACTGTCAATAGTATCTACTGTGGACGCCGATGCTGAACCAATGTTTAAATCATATACCGGGAAAGTTACCATTGACTCGGTTGATGTCTCTTTTGCGTCGAGTGTAGTTATAGCGATATTTGCTATAACTTCCTGTGCTGTTGCTGTGGACTCTTCTTTAACGGTGGACTGGACGGATTGAATAGAGTCCAAAACACCCGACGATATAGCGTCAGATAGACTGGATAACCATGCCAACCACGTAGTAGATTTAATCTTACCTGTCGTTGTGTCAGTGGTAAATGGGTCATTTATTGGAGGTGGCTCTACTTGATGGCTCATACCGACCCCTCAATGAATGCGTTGATCAACACTTTTTTATGCGCTCCGGGCATTGCAAGTCTGAATATTTTGTTGCGTGATCTACCTAGTCTGCGCCACACGAGTCTCGTGCCATAAGCGCCTGTTGCACCAATAGACGCTTGATACTCGTTAGACCATGTGTGACCGCCGTCATCACTCCACGACAACACGACAAGTTCATTATTAAAACCAGTCTCTGCATCGACGATAAGCTTTGCGATAAACGTGTTTTCCATCTCATTCTTGTCATAGGTATATGGTGACACCACATAACTGATAAGCGGTAATCCATCATCGTCAAAATAGTCTGTTGATAACTCAAACAGTTTTCCAGATAAATAATCACTTACTATATGTTTCTCAGCGTACTTGACATAACACTCTGAGAAGTGTCTATTGACTTGGTATATGCTACCATCAACATATGTGCTCCTCTCGTGCCACATTTTCACTACGGCATCGTACACAAAGGTGACGTTATCTGTTGGGAATGTCAGAACATAAAACTGGTGCCCTTCTGCTGAATAGCAATATCCAAACGCATCAAAAAGATAAAACTTTGATATGCGATAATTTATAGATTCGGTTGAAATAACTTCAGGATTGTACCCCGATACTTGTACAATGCCCATAAACTCGCCAATGTCGCCTGAGCGGATATTAGCTAAGAAAAACAAGCTATCTGCGCCTCTAGCCACACTCCACGGCGCAGGTGTTCCAAAGCCCATTACAGCCCCGCTACGGCGTACAAACGGGCAACCTTGAGTAGTAGGCACCCCCGCATTGTAGAAGATTTCAGTGGTATATTCTTTTATGACGTAAAGCTCTTGATGAAGGCTGAATGGTACTTGTACTGTGTCGCTTGCGGCAATCGCTCCGGCATAAGCAAGACCACCCCACGACGACCCATCATACAAATCACTACAGTATATATTCATGGTCTCATTTGACACAATGAAGTAGCCATCCTGGTACGTGACTTGAGTAGGCTTTACAGGAAATGCGGTAGGTCCCGTACTATTTGCTCCGGTAAACGAATCAGAGCGAAGCATTGTGCTAGTAGCGAAATTATATAGATACCCAAACAACCCATCAACGATAAGCATCTGATTACCGCCGACACCGTTTGACGCTAACCCATTGTCAACAATCCTGACTTTACCGACCGTTGTGTTGAGGGTGAATAACACCGCTGATTTAGTACCGTTAACATCAGACGCATATACTGCTCCACCTGTAACAGTGTATAGCAAACCTGCAAAAACATGCGATCCTCTAATAGGTTGTGTCCCGAAATCCAGATACTCAGTTGTTCCCGGGCATCCAACAAGTGTTATTGGAGCTTTTGTAAAAGGCGATTGTGGTATTTCTGGGAACAGATTGACACAGCGAGACGCATCAACATTGGTTGATCGTCCCGCGTATGACGCTGTTAAGAATGGGATCTGAGGCATTAGTTATTGTCACCAGAGTATATGTTAAAGGTAGCAAACTTACCTGGAATATCCAACGACGATGTGTACTGTACAGCGTTCATGACTTCGATAGTGTGCTTAGAAGCTCTTGCAATACCTACTATGTCCTGTGGTATTGCTTTTGTATCGGTGTGGTAGTAGCGATACAATCTCTCTGCAAGATTGTAGGTTATCGCCTCATAGTAGGCTGGTTCAAAGGTAATTGTGTCATTAGGTGATGTGAATTCAGTAAGATACGTGTCTGCTTCAATATAGCAATTATACGCTGTATCGGGCTTTGTGTAAATATATATTGTGCCCACCCCAGACGATTGTTGAGCGAATCCAGGATCATAAGCAAGCGCAGACGGCATACCAACTGAAGTTGATTTGTCGTCTAAAACACTATTAAACGTCAACTGATCCAGTATCTGGAGTGCTGTGTCGTAACCAGAACTGTCTCTGATAAACGCGCCTATGATCTTGATGGGCTTAGGTGAGTTCAAATCGGCAGATACAAAAGGACCGATTGTATACGAACCCTTTCCCATAACAAGTGGTAGTATGATAGGAGTAGTTGACCTCAACATCAACCGTTGTGCCGACCACCTATCAATCATTGTGTTCAGAACACGAATACCTAACTGAACTTCACTTGCTGTTGGCGTCTCATCCATAGCGGTTGCTTGTATAAGAGCCATTGAATCTTTTATAATATCAAGAACCGTTAGAATCATTTACTTCGCCTTTGCAGCCGCTCTGAACTCAGCAACCGTCTTCGGTTTCGGTTTTTCTTCAACTGGTTTCGTTATGATTACTGCTCGTGGGTCAAATATTATTTCGCCCGTACTCTCGTCATACTCTACGTTGTAATATCCCATAGAATCTTGCTTCATCATGTAGGCCACTAGAGACTCACTTTCTGGTTACGTTCACTCATGAAATCGTCGATTGACGGCATCTTTACAGCTTTCTTTTTCTTAGGTTTAAACGGATCAGCGAATGCGTTTTTAGAAGCTTTGATAGGTTTAACAAGTGATTTGACTTTTGCTTTCTTTATGGAAGGCTTTTTGAGTCGCATGAGATGTCCTTATTTAACGGGCGAGGGTTAGTCGCCCGTTAAGTCAGAGGTTACTTCTTTCCGCCAACCTTGATGTGAGTTTTAGACACATCAGCATAGTTGGTTTTGCTTCCGAAAGATGTATCATCTTTCTTCGGGTGCGGTGCTGCTGGTTTGGGATTGGTTTTAATACCTTTCCGCTTATTGGCAGGGCCTTTTACTTGCATGATTCCTCCTTGTGGTTTATACCACCTTCTTGGCTGAGTAAGAATTCGTGTAGATTACCTTTGAATATTGTTCCATCAGAAGCGTGGTGGTGAATGTTGAGATTAGGCACTGTCCACAGGTCTTTGCCCATGTCATGCCAACGCTGGCAAAATGCGTAATCTTCTCCCCACCAAACTCCCTTTTTTGCGCCGTGATTGAACAAGTCGATTGAGTAGTTAAAAGGATCGCCAAACAGTAACTCTGGGTGCGCTATGGCAATCATATTAAGCGCAAATTTTGTTACCTTCAAGAAACCCGCTGGTGCCATTTGCGATTTTAATGCGCCATCAGATTCACGTATCACAGGGCAACCGTCTTCATCACTGAATAAGCTGCCCATGTACCGTTCTTCTGGGCATTTGAATCTGTACGTGCCACAAACCACATCACCTTCTGTTTCAACCAATTTTAACAAGTCTTGTGGGTCCCATGACAAGTCGTGATCTAGATAGACTATAACATCAGCCTTTTGATCTAGAGCACGACGAGTCATATCGGCTCTTGCCACTGAGATGTAGGGATTACCTACAGTGGATGTTATGCCATGTTCCCAACCAGCTTCATCGAACACCGGCACTGACGCTTCCAGAGATGAAATGAATCCATCGTAAGGTCGCGTCACTGTCGGCATACAAAAAACAACCTTCTTGGTCATTTAGACGCTCGCTGCTTTCCAGAGGCCAAGACCGGCGAGGGTATTGACAACTTCACTCAGAATTGATCCCATAGTTGCGGTAGCATAGGCCGATACCTGGAACGACGAGAACGAGTAAGTAGAAAGACTGCCAGATGCCGTGGAAGCATAGTAACCCCAGCTAGAAACAGACTGAGTCAGCGAAGAAGAAGTCAGCAAGCTGACTGCGCTAACAACCCGCTGAAGCTGAGGAATACGCCCGTAAAAATTGATCTTGTCTGTGACAGACTGGCCGACTACGGTTCCATCGGCATTAGCGTCAGACACGTTTTTAAGCAAACTTGATATTTCTGTATTAGGTGCAGTTGCCATAATTCAATTCTCCTTAATTAGGTGTAAGTTGTTACAATACCGGACACGGTTGTCGCGGTTGCAGTTTTGCCATCTGCGTTCCCGTTCACCAGTGCCCAAAGGCACTGGTATTCATCGGGAGCCAACTGGTAGCCCAGACCTTTACGATCTGCTTCCAGTAAATTTTTAACTGCGTTAACGAGAGTTACCACGTTAGCAGAAGGCCAGCCGGTTGTCGCTCCCGGCTGGGTTGAGTCGATAGTGATAGTAGCCATTAACTACCCCCTTAACCTGTGATGCGGCAAGCAAGCTCAGAGCGAATGTTAGCAAAGCCGCCCAACACATCAATACGACAAGGGAACTGGTCGTTGGTGATGTCAAAGGCACGAACAATTCTCATGGAGATACCGTCATAGGTCTCTCGTGATGCGAAATCTACGCCTGAAGGCATCTCAAGGTCGGCTGTTGCAAGTGTGAAAGCATCCTGGTGATAAGCCAGAGACTGCTGGTAAGAAGTAGAAACGGCCGACTGGGAAACAATTACGATTGCACCAGCGACGGGAATTGCACTAACAGTGCCGTTAGCAATACCTGTTCCAGCAAGAACCGGAGTCGGGAAGATGTTGACAACGCGGTCAGCGGGGACCGCGAGATCGTAAGAACCGTCGGTAGTACGACTGTTAGCAGTTACAACAAACTGCTGAAGCTGACCGGTTGACTGCTGATTCTCAGGGTTAACTGCGAGACAGCCTGCACGAGTGAAGATGGTGCCCGGAGTGATTGTAGTAGTATTACCTGCCAGAGTTGCAGTTGAAACGGCGTTGGTCAGAGTTACGTTGCCCCAGTCAGCGAGTGCCGATGAACCGGAAGCGTAGGTGTAAACGTTCTGATCCATTGCAAACTCAAAACCAAGAGCCTGACCAAGAACACCCTTGCGATACTGTTCAGCAATCGCACCTGCGTCATTGAACAGACCGGACAGACCTGAAACAGACTGAGCCATTGCAGCAGGTGACAGAACGATACGACGATTTTCGTCGCGAGGTGCTGCGTTGTTATCCATCTGCATACCAGCATTCAGGTAGCAAATAGGAGCGTTATACTGTTGAAGACCCGTTGCAGAACCGCCGCCTGTGCCGGGAGTAGTACCAGCGGTGCCGACGATGTTGAATACGGGTGAACCGCAGCTAACGAGGTTGCCACCTGCGCCTACCATGCTGCCGGTAATAGCTGCCTGCAAGCAATCCTGGTCGATCTGGGACGCTATTTTTGCCATCGCAGGGGTAAGTATACGTTTGCTGAAATCGTCAAGCGACAGAGTCAGTTCAGTCGAACTGAAGCTGATGTCTGTGCCCCACTGGTTGTTCAAGGTCAGCGGAACATAAGTTTCACTGGTGCCCTGAGTCTGCATTGCCGAACCTTTACGAACAAAGTAACGGTTAGGTTTACGGATGTTGACAGTAGAGCCAATTTTAGCTCCCTGTTTAGCGAATTCACTATTGTACTGGCGATTGAGGCCTTTTACAAAGACCAGATTGTTGTGCAGAACACGCAGAGCTTCTCTGGTGATCTGCGTAGGGGTGAGAAGGGTATTAGGCATTGTGTATTACTCCTTTATTTTTTCTTGTATTGTGCCATATTGCGTCGTGCTACCCATTCGTCCATTGAAAGTTTGCTTTCGTCAGTGACAGGTGAGCCGACTCCGTTTACTGTCTTAATCGGTTCTGGTGCTTGACTGACTCTTTTTGGCAGCGCTGCTTTAGGTGTGTTCTGGATAAGTGCTTCAACACGACCCAGTTCCTTAGCTGCCATCATGGGAGAAAGTCCATAAATACGTGCTGCTTCGGCTCGGTTTTCGTTCAAATACGTCAGCAACTGAGGGGCAATCTCACTCGCTTTCACTACTTCTGCCATGTGGTTATTGATAGGCAGAGTATTGTCGGCAAGTATTGCTCTAATTGCTGGGTTTTCCTTTGCGGCGGCTTCGATTCGCGTTTCAAACTCACGTTCAGCCTTGGATTGATTGAAAGCCTGGATGTTTTTGTTGAAATGCTCCATAAACTGGGCACCGGCTTTCTTGATCAGATACTCCTCTTTAGCTGTTTCGTAAGCCTCCCACGTATCAAACTCTTCTTGTTTTGGTGCTGGCGGTACGGTTGTATCTACGATGGGCTTCTGAGGATCATAGGATGCTTGAGGTGCCTGTGGTGGTAGTCCCTGACCCGACCCCGCTGATGCTAGGGCTTTGTAGTAAGCCGCTTCCGCTTCGGCAGCTTGCGCTCGTTTGCGGACTGTGATCAACTCCTTTACCGCTTTACTCTGTTTGGGTTCCGACCCCTCTACCTCGGAAGGTTCTTCGGTGGAAGTTGCCGATTCTTCCTCATTTACGGCATCTGTTTCGGTTTCAACTACTTCAGAACTGCTGTCATCTACCGGTGCCGACTCGGTGTTTACGGCTTCCGTATTCTGAGATACGATCTCTTGGTCAGGCATTGTTACTTTCCTTTCCTTTTAAATATTTTAAAGTGGTGTTGCTGTTGTGTATTCGCCAAATATATCCTACATCTGATATGTGTACCACGTTATTGGTGCGCCCTTTTTGCACATGCTCGATAAGCTGTCCTTGTATAAACAAATCTGGTGTAACGTAATCGGGCCAGAATTTCTTACATCGTGATGTTCTGAATATCCCGCGATGATGTGCCAACCGATTATTGGTATAGTCCCAGAAGCATCTTAGATATGGCTCCTTTATCAGTAAACCTCTCGTATCATCGGCACTCGACCATCCTGGGTCTTTCTTATTTGTGACTATATTATGAAGTATCTCATTACAGTACACAAAATCAACACCGTCAATAGCTTGTGATATCAGTTTCTCGTATATGCCTTCAACACAAATATCGTCACTATCCAGGAATGATAACCACTCGGTGTCACAATCGGCAATAACTTCTAAAACTCCATTGGTTATATCACCAGTATTGTACCATGGCTTTACTACTACATTTTCGTGTTTCAAAGAACGTATTGCGTAACCTAAATCGCTGGGTAATGTGTCGTCGTTATGAAGAATGTAGACTGTGATGTCACTCTTCATTTTTGGCTTTCACCGCCACTACAGCAATATCAAACGAATTACTTTGATTTGCGATGGCAGATTCAAATCCAGCAGCTATACACGCCATTTCAAGACTTTCTCTCGTAAACCCAGTCTTGTGCATCATCCAGTCATTGCCGTCTTTTACCGTTTCAACCCACCCATATAGAACGTCAATAGGTCTAATTGGGACAGTATCTCCGGCCATGTACATTGTTTCAAGAAAACCTTTTTCGACGATAAACTTAGCAACTTGATCAATGTCTGGTACAATCAGCAACAACACTCCACCCGGACGTAACTTCTTTGAAAACTCATACAACGTCGGAACAACTTCGTGTGACTTGATATGCTCCAGGCAGTGGCTTGCATACAACATGTCAAATCGTTCTTCTGGTACACACGACATTTCCATCATACTGCACAAATAATCCGGGTGTGCTGATGGGTTAATGTCTAACCGATACTCTCGCCAATCTGTTTTGTTTTCAATGAACGGGATATTCTCTATTGTTCCAGGGCCACAACCTACGTGTAATAAACTTTTCACAAAAAGCCTTTCCTAGTACAGTAATATAATAGTTGCTGTTGCTGAAGTCATGCGAGTTACTGATATTGGAACAATAGCACCTATTGGGATATTTGCGAATGATATTGAGTTGCCGCCGACTGTGTCAAAGACCGCCGTTGTAGCGGCTGCGGCTGCTGCATTCATAATGGCTTTACCGGCAGGATATACCGTGTTCTGTACCATCACAATCGCATCATAATAGGGAGCAGTGTTTACGCTTGCGCCGGGAGTAGCATTTGCTGTGTTGGGAACGGCCATATTCTTCTCCTATTCTAACTTTGTAGTATTGTAAAACATTGGGTGACGGTTTGTAAACATAAATCATCGTCTTCTTTGATTTTTTTATTTCGTTGTTCCTGTTCTCTCTGCCACGGTGTTTTTCCTCTAAAATAGTCGCCTGCGCCGCCTAGCGTAGATAAATCAGGAACAGCGGGGCATATTGGACCATCAATCCATACAGGATTAAATTCAGCCCATCCACACTCAATCCACTGTGGAACAGCAAGACCTTCAACCCATTCAGGGAAATCTTCAACCCATTGAGGTATTTCTTCAATCCACTGTGCCACATTTTACGCCTTCTTAATCAGAGTTGCATACAGATCATTGATCGCTTCTTTGAAATTAGCCATTGCATACTGCTGATACTCAGGATTACGAGTAACAATAGCAGGGTTCATCCCGTACCCCCATGTTGCTTCAAAGTCTACGTTCTCATTATATGTGCTATGCGGAGCGTTCGTAGCTCTCCAGTCTTTGCTCAAGTAATAGAACCAGAACTCTGATACAGGAGGCCATTGATGGGTTAGATCTCCGTAAGCCCTGCAAGATGCCCAGTGCGGTGCGATTATTGTTGCTTTCGATTTCGGCTTCAGCACACGGTACAGTTCGTTGATGAAATGAATCCGTTGAGGCGCTGTAAGGTGTTCTATCATGTGACTGCAATGCACTTCCTCCACGCTTTCATCATCCCAGTGCCATCTGTCGTTACCGCAATCCAGTACATGAATGTCATCGTTGAACTTGATCGTGTCTACGGAAATAAAACCTTCCATAGGATTCGGGCCACTGCCGATATTTAGCTTGATGCTCTTTACTTTTTCACTCACGTTATTCCTTTCCTACCACGTAATTTCAGAAACGGAATCATAATGCCCGACAAGCGTTCCACAATCCACACCGCATCTATATCCGTACTTTCTAAAGTCGCTCCACGCATAAAGGTCTTGTGTGTAGCAACCTTCCTGTTGGCTTGCTGTAGTCTTAAACCA